TGGATACCGCTGGTGGGGTCGCCCAGGAGTACCTGACAACCGATGCGGAACGGGTCGGTGGACAGGTCCAGGCCGTTGCCCCCGATGTGACCCCACACGATGGGTGTGTACTCCCACGGTTGCGCCTGGATTTGGAAACTGCCGACGTTGGCCTGCTGACTGACGCCCGTGTAGCTGGAGAACGCGGACTCCGGCACCGAGTAGGGGTTGGGGAGCACCTGGTCCAGGTTGACCGGCCCCCACAGCGGCTCCCCCAGGTCGGTGTAGTACTGCGTGAAGCCGATGACATCACCTTCTACCGGCGCCACCGTCTCGTTGAAGTCCCGCATGTAGTACAGCAACCCCGGCGGCCCGGGTGGTCCTGCAGGGATGGCGAGCTTAAAGACCCAGGAGGGGTCCATGGTGCCACCGCTGGTGGTCACCACCGAGGTCTGGCTGGGGTCGATCAGCTCAATCTCGATGTCAAAGTTGGGCACCGGCCCCGGTGGTCCGTACGTCCCCATCATGATGCGAATCCAGCTCGTCCCGTACCACACCCAGGCATAGGACGAGATGACGTGGCCGTAGGCGTCCAGCTCATCAATCTGGTAGTACTTGCCAATATCCTCAGGCGTATTGGTCAGGCTGCCCGGGAGGTCCTCTGGGCCACTGACGGCGACGTCGTTCTGTATCCGAAGCTGCCACATCGCCTGACCCGCGGTGCCCTGTGGTCCTTGGAGCGCGCTGATGTCCATGTCACCCTGGTCACCCATGACGCCGAAGTTGGCAGAGTACTGGTTGGGCGTGTCGCTGGTGGTCTGCTGGCCCATGACCTGCACCTGGAAGACGTAGGACGCCAGGTAGACGATGTCGCCGATGGAGGGCGCAGTCCATGTTGTCGGAGTACTCATGCGGACTCCGGCTTGGCTGGCTCAGGCTTAGGCCGCTCAGGCAGGTCGGCGGGACGTGGCTCATCGTCATAGACGATCTTGGGCTTGACGGCCCACTGCGGGAGCTTCTGTCCCGGGTCACCGTCGCGGATCGCCGCCAGCCGCCGGGTGTCGGGCGGGAGGGTCTGGTCACTGGACTTGTGCTCAGGCTCCAATTCCTCGGCCGCATCATCAGGTGAGCGCACGTCGACCCAGGTGTGTGCGTCGGCGTAGCACCCGGGAGCGGCGAAGGGGCGCTTCTTGATGTACTTCTTCCCACTGCTCCGGAAGCCGTTCAGCGCCAGCGTCCATGCGATGGCAATCTTGGTCGCCTTGATTGCCGTCAAGTCGTGCACATTGCCGTCCGGGTCGACGGGATACGACAGGACATCCATGATCTCCACGAACGCCGCCTGCACCTTGAGCATCTCAAAAGCGCGCTTCTCCTCCTCCTTGGTGAGGTTGGCCGCTTTAATCGTCTTGGGCGTCAATTCCCCATGGGGACCGAACTGCAGGGGCGCGATGGGCGAGCCCGCCGCTACCCGCTTGCGATTACCGGAGAACTGCTCACCGCGCATCCGTGCCTCAATGACACTGCGCGCGGTGGGACGCTCAGGTTGCCGTGCATTAACCATCGAACAGCGTTCCCTCTCCCGCCAGTTCACTGACGAAGGCGTAAATGTTGGCCATGGTCTTAAAGGCCGCGCCGAACGGGTCGGACTTCATCTTGTCCTCACCGATCTTGATGGTGACCTTGAGTGGCGATTTCCAGTCCCACTCACGTTTAGCGCCGTAGACGTTGTCGACGTAGATCACGCCGTCTTGCTCAAAACCCACCCGGTCACCGAGGTAGTAATCGTAGTCATAGATCCACGGGTAGCCGTCCTGGGGCGTGGCCTTGAACGCGGCGAACGCGCGGGTCTTCCAGTCGCCGTCGCGCAACGTGATGATGGACGCCAGCGTGTAGGCGGTACCACTTCCCTTTTCGAAGTGCTCCTGCCATGAGACATCACCGTTGAAGAAAGCACGGATGGGGTCGGTAAACCGCTCCCACGCGAATAGAACGTTATCTAGTTGCCCTTGGTAAAGATTATCGAGGCCTGGTGCACCTGGAGTCTGGTACGTCTGGCCGATCTGGTCGGAAATGACGCTCGACAACTCCGACAACGCATAGCGGATGGCAAACGTCTGGGCTTCGTTCACAATCACCGGGGATTTCGACCCCGTCATGATCGTCTTGGGTGACCCCTTGTGCCACAGCAGGTCGGTGTTGATCACCCCGTTCCACATGCCATCCCACCAGATGACAGACGGTGGCGCTGGCGCCACGTCCAGCAACTGTTCGATCAACTGCGTCTGACCGATACCGGAGGCATCCTCCACCGGTTCGCCGTTCAGGACTGCACCCGGGTCGTAGGTGTTGCCGGTGGACAGGTCGATGGCGATGGGCGTGATGAGGTCGTCCAGCGTGATGGCCACGGTGTCGAGCAGGCCGTCCGCCACGGAGCCGGTCGGGCCGGTGACACCGCTCTTGTTTTCGAACGAGAAGACGACGCAGTTGCGCAGGGGCGCCGCTAGCTTGGCCAGGTCGGCGTTGAGGCCCGACAGGTTGACGCCGAGCAACCCGCCCACCAAATCGGGCACCGCGGTCAACAGGTCGACCAGCTCGGTGTTCGGACTGTCGGGGTCGGTGGTCAGGTAGGTGTATGCCTTCATCACCACACCCGCGTCCGTCATGATGTCCTTGTAGCTGTTGTGCCAATCCGTCCACGTCGCGCCGATGGAAGACCAACGGGACTGGTCCAGCGCGGTGTCGACGAACGCCACCTGGATCGGCCATTCGGTCGGGATGACGTTGGCAATCGCGCCGGCATTGAGCGGGTTGAGCCAGCCCGCCGGGTTGAGAATGTTGTCCCAGGTAGACAGGCCGGGAACGAAGATACGCGCCAGGTTGATGAGCGACGTGACGGCACACATGGTGCGCACCGGCCCCAGCATGATCCACATGCGCGGCAGCTGAATCTCGGGCGGGAAGATCGGGTTGGCCGCGACCAGGAGGCGCTTGGCGTGCTCGCGGAAATGCAGCGCCGTCAACTCAATGGTGTGTGCGCCCTTTTCGTCCTTCTTGATGTGAATCTCGGTGATCTTGCCGCCCCACCGGGTGCGCCAGTCTGGCTGGGTCGGGATGGGGTCGATGAGGAGGTTGAGGTCCTCGGTGACCATCGTCTGGTTGATCATCCAGTCTTCAAGCCAGTTGTCATACAGGATCGTGATGGTGCACTTGCCGGTGTCATCCATCAGCTCTTCGACTGAGGCAGAGATTTCCCCCGTCAAGAAGCACATGGCGTCCAGGTTGCCGTCCGTGATGCGGATGGTCGGGCGCATCTTGCGTGCCGCTTGGAGCACCTGGCGCTGGGCATCCAGGTACGTCTGGCATTGCGCGGGCTCCGCAACCGGGTCAGGGATGCCGTACTCTCCCGGCAGTGTCAGCGCGCCGCCGGTAAGACCGCCCAGGACGCGCTGGAACGCCAGGTCGGGCGTCGCGCCATTGGGTGCGGCGCCCAGCTCGAGGCCCAGGTCTTCAAGGAGTTGGCTCATGTTCTACCTATCTCGAGCGCTTGAATCTCTGCGGGACGATGGCGGTGATAGAGCCGCTGGACTCCGAATGCATGACGGTCAGTGATATGGAGGTTTGCGGCGGGATGGTGTAGATGAACTTGTTCGTGAAGGCAAGTTGCAACGGCTCAGACTCCGTCAAGACACCCGACAACAGCGCACTCAGGATCACACTCTGACGGATGAGGTCGGTGGCGAGGTTGTCGGTTGGGTCGTTGGCCGCTGTCATCGTCCGCATACTCGGCTCGGTGTCGCACAGGTACGTCCCGACTGAGGCGACCGTCTGCGGGAGGGGGACCAGCCGGTCACTGTCGTTGTCCTGCACGATGGCTTGGCCGGGAGAGGACACCAGGTACTGCACGTAGGAGGGGAGGTCGCCCCGGTTGACGATGGGAATCGTCCCCTGGTAGTACACGTCGCCAATGAGTTCATCGACCAGCTTTCCCAGCAGAGAGGTGGCATACGGCTTGGGTGAACGCGCCGTCTTGGCCGACCACGCCAGGTACAGGGCGGGCTTGGTGAAGTACGGACGGGTGGCGACCCAGGTGATGTCCCAGCGAGAGGCGTTGTTCCCGTACGCCGTGCTGTCCATCTTCTGCGGCGTCTTGACCGTCTCATCAGGACGCACCGGAATCCAGCGCCAGCCGGAGAAGCGGGTGTAGATACCCAGCCAGCCGTCATTGGCTTCATCTTGGCCTGCCCACCAGCGCGCCTCAGACATCCGGTATTGATACTCGTTCATCGGCGGGCTGTGGCTACCGATGATGATGCCGAAGTTGAATTTGCGCTCAGGGATATTCTGCCGGTTGATGTCGGCGCCCATGATGTACGGGGAGTTTGTCAGCACCTGCTCATAGGGCCACTGCTGGTCGCCGTACAACTGCGTGCACAGCCGGCATCCTTCAGCGCCCGCGTTAGGGCCAGCGAGGTTAAAGAGGTTGTAGTTCGGGTCTAGGTAGACGACCCGCGTGTTCAGGCCCTGAAGCTGGGGCGGAAGTTGGTCGAACGGCAATGCCTGGTCGACAAAGGGCGGGCGGCCCATCGCCGTCGCGGTGCTCCCCGGGGGCAGGGTGAAGTCTCCAGCGAGCGTCATCAGTTAATCACCGGGGCCATCGTGACGGAGTGAGACGTGGTGTGAGACAGGTCAATCACGTCCTGCTTCATTGCCGGTGTGGGCTGCCAGGAGCCGCGCTGGTCATACGTGACGTTCAGCTGTCCGCTCCCGCCCTGCTGTGGCGGCGGTGGCTGGGGTGGGCGGGCGGGCGTCATCGCGTGCGCCACGTCCTTGGGGCCGGTCGGCATCCCGTGGATGTCCACACCCTCCAGGCCGTGCGTCGCCTTGGCACTCACACCCTGGCGCGGCGTACCCGGCATACCGACTGTCAGGCCCGGGTGGGCCGCCTGCAGTGCCTGGGAGGCCTGCTTACCGATGGCGTTGAGGATTTCCCCGCCCATATCACCGGCGCTTGCGGCAAACTTCTTCATCTGGTCGCCACCCATGAAGCCGCCGTCGTCAAAAACGCCCAGTTTCTGACCCGTCTGGCGCCAGATATCGAGCGACCGCTGGCCACCCCGCAGTGGAATGAAAGCCTCACCACCCGTGGTGGGCTCTGCCCACTGCACCAAACCGCCCGGGACAGCTCGTTGAATGGTGGCGGAATCAGGCAGGTAGTCACCGGCGGCTTCCTGCTTCTTCTTACGCTCCGGTGTGTTTCCACCCGACGACGGATGTGACGGCGCGGCGGTGTACAGCTTCCCGTCGCCACCCCTCTGACTGGGGAGCTTGCCGGGCTTATTGGCAGCACCCGGTTCTTCTGACGCGGGGAACATTCCCGGCGGCAGGGGCACACCCGGCGCCATTTGGCCAGGGAAGTCGGCCCCTGGTCCCGGCACCATGCCCGGCGCTAGTTCCGGCTTGGGTAGACCCAGCGCGGGCATGATGCCGGACATGATCCCACCCAGGCCACCGCCGCCGCCGCCTAGCGCGCCTCCTCCGAGACCACCGCCGAGCATTCCACCACCACCGCCGCCGCCCCCTCCTCCACCGCCAAAGAGGCCCATGGCGTATTGCGCGATACCGGAGAACAGCTTGGTAATGCCCCACTGGTTGGGCGACTTCCCAAACACATCAGGGAAGCCCAACTCCTGGAAGATGCCTTTGACCAGGCCGGAGCCCAGCGACTCGGCGTCCTTGTCGCTCTTCTCGCCAGCGCCCTTGGCTTTGGGTACCTCAGGCGGGCCGGTCTCGCCAGAGATGTTTTGGCTTGCCTGAGCCCGCCATGAGGTTTGCTTCTCGGAGTCAATTTGATTGGCGATGCTCTGTAATTTCTCATAGAGCTTCTCGCGGTCTGACTCATCACCCAGTGCAGCTTGCTGTGGACCTTCCTGTTGAATCTTGGTCAGCAAGGCGTTGTACTGGGCGAGAAGTGGCGCCTGCTGTGCATTCAAGTCGGTGAGTTTGCGCTGTGAGTCGACATACTCATTCGAGGTGGTGATGACCTTTTCCTGCGCCGACATGTACTTGCGGGCATATTCACGCATGGAGTCCTGGTCCAGGCCAGGAGGCGGGTTGGTCCACGGGTTGTAGCCGGGCCACAGGAACCCACCCGGGCCAAGACCCTGGGCGAAGCCGCCCGGTGGCGGAGGAGCCGCCTGGCCGCGTCCGCCACCGCCACCACCAGTGCCATAGCCCAGGCCGGTAGCGCCACTTCCCCCGGGACCACCACCCACCGTTGCGCCGGTGAATTGCGCCACCTGGGGGATGCCGCCGCCGCCACCCAACCATGCGGCACCAGGTGCAGGCGTGCTAGACGTTGCACCAGAAGACGGCATGTGGAACTCAGCGCCCGCGCCGCCGCCAGGGGGAAATCCGCCACCATCAGTGCGGATGTGGACGTGGTTACGGTGCGCGTTGGTCTCATCACTCCAGTTAGCGCCGTAGTCCTCGGTGTGACCATTGGCGTACCAGAGCTTGTTTTGCCAGATGCAGTACTGGACGCCATAGGCGGCAGCATTGGCCAGTGCATAGTCCTTGACGCTGTAACCGATGGGGTTGTCGGTGCCCACCATGATGTCGGCGGCTTCACCTGAGGAGTGCTCGTTGGCGAAATCCTGACCCCGGTACATGCCGATGTCGGTGATGCCGAACGTCTTGGCAACGGCCTCCGCGATGGCGATGGTGTCAACCTGCGCGCCATCCGTCTTCAGCGGGATGACACCAGGATCACCACCACCATCGCCTGCTGGCCCACCAGGGAGCAGTCCCTTAGCCGACCGCAGGAGGCCTTGCTTCATCGCGTTACGCCACCGCCTGACGGCCCCATGGCCGCCGGCGCCCTTAACTTCATCGGCGGTGACAATGTGCTCATCCGGCGCCAGCTTGGCCAGCACGCTGTCCGCGCCGTGGTAGCTACCGGGGAGCCATGGGACATCTCCACCGGTCTGAAGACCGGGCGTCATATCCCGGTCGAACATCAGCTTCCCGCTACGGCTGTCCTTGAGCTGATTACCCTGCCAGCCGAACGGCGTGCCCTGTTTGGCGTAGATCGACTCATTGGAGAACGTCGTGTCATACGGCGTCTTGAAGGAATCGGGGAAGTCGTGACCCGACCACTGGGAGCCATGCCCAGAGGTCAGCCAGAACCCCCGCATGTCGTAGTCAACCGTCTTGGCATCGGGGTTGAACGGGACTTTATTGGCCCTGACCCACTGGCGGAATTCCAGCTCCTGGGTGGGCGACAGTGCCGTCTGGTAGTTACTCGAGGACGGCTTGGCGAACTGGCCGTAGATGCCATAGGCCGACTTGTAGTAGTCGTCCCCCTCATCGGTGAATTGCGGGGAGTGGACGTTGCCGCCCTGGTCGTAGCCCGGGACAGCCCCACCCAACGCGAAATGGAAAGGCCAGTTCTCGCGCATGGTATCCCACACCTTGGGGAAGTTGAGGCCCTTACTCCACCCCGGCTGGTTCGGGTCGTTCCACCATTTCTGGCTCTGGGTGGGGTTGACGTACGGTGCGTTGGGCTCGCTAGGCGCACTAGGCGGTGGGGGTGGTGGTTTGGTGCCGCCGTGCCACCATAGCCGAGACGGGTCTGGCTGATTGAGCACATGGTCGGGCGGGCGCACTGTCTTGGGGTTCGAGACTGAGCCCGGGGCTGCCATGCCCGGGTGGACTTTGCTCTCGTCGATATTCCCGTTGGCATCAAACAGGCCCTGGCGTTCCAGCTCAGCGACCATCTCCGGCGGCATTGACTCACGGTCGGTCAGCTTCCGGCCAGGACGGGTCTCCGGGCCGGTGTGTGGACCAAACGACGGTGCCGGTGGGGGCGGTGGTGGAGGAGGTGTCGACTGCACAGGGCTACCGGGCGGTGGCGCGGCGAAGTACGGCTTGACCTTGTCGCCCTTGTTCTCCCACGCGGTTGCGCCGGGTGGGAGCGGTGGCGCATTCGTGCCGTAGTACTGGTAAAACGCCTCCGCGTCGTACTCGCCCGCATCGTTGGGCTTAGGCGGCTCTCCCTTGGGCGGTGCAGCCGCACCGGGTGCTGCGCCGCCGGGCGCTGACGGGGTGGAGAAGGCGGGCTGAGGGGGTGCTGAGCCTGACCCACTGGTAACCGGCGCACCGTTCCACCAGACGTAGGCCGAGGTACCGTCCTTACCCGTGACCATCGTCCAGTAGCCGCTGGCACCGGATTTGATGCCTGCCACATTGCCGTCCGCAGGCATGTCGGGGGCGTTCTGTGCGTTGGGCGGCACCCAGAAGTCACGACCACTGGGGTCTTTGAAGTGCTTCCAGCCCTGGTTTTCCGTCCAGCTGAATTTCGGTGGTTCAGGCATACCCGGGTGGGTAGCCCCTTGGCTTGGCCCTGGGGCAGCACCGGATCCTTCATGTCCACTCTGACTCCGTGGCGTCACCACGGTTCCATCACCACGGACATAGCCGGTGCCCGGGACCCACTTCGACCCCGACTTGTCGTCAATGTCGTGCAGGTCGTAATCATCGACGCCGTAGGGCTTGTAGCCGCCCTTGGGAATGGCGGCGGGCTGTGTGGTCACTGCCGCAGGCGCAGGGACAGGAGCGGGAGCTGGAGGCGCCGCCGGGGCTGCCGGGCTCGGATAGGTGCCGGGACTGGTGCCCGGTGGTAGCGCACTCGGGACGGGCGCAACGTAGGGCACCCCCGCCGTGGCAGGGGGAACGACAGCAGGAGCCGCGACAGGGCCGGGTGGGGGTGGTACTGGCGTGAACCCCGGCGGGGTGGGAACTCCCGCGGCGGTGGGTAGCGTCGGCGCTGATGCCAAAATGGTGCGCGCCTGGGACATGAGGTTTGCCCAGTTCTGAGGCGCTGCTTCGGCCAAAGGGCCGCCGATTGATGTCGTAGCCAGTCCGCCATGGCCGACGCCAAACCCTTGCAGTGGGAGATTTCGATTCGCTTCTAGGTGATTGAGGTACGCTTCGACGTTCCCCGCGACAGTGCTGCGCTGGGACGGGTCGACGCCGCCGGATTGGGCGAATCCAGGCTTCTCCTGGAACAGGCCAATGACCGTATTCGCGTCTCCGCCGCCCCCCTGCGGACCACCGGAAATGCCGGGATTGAGGCTACTTTCCCCGATGGCGTAGGCAACGATGGCCGTGGCATCGTCAGGTGAATATCCACGTGCGGTCGCGGCCTGGTAGATATATGCCGCAGTCGACGCGCGGTCACCGCTCGTCGGCGCGGCAGGCATCGGACCACTGGGTCCTCGCACTCCCGGTGCACCGCCGTAGCTTGCGCCGCCGTAGTTTGCGCCCGGGATGGCGCCTGGAACGCCCAGGTTGGCAGTCGGACTCCACGCACCGGTGGGTGCAGGCATCAGGTTGCCGCTGGAGTCCATGCCGGGCTTGATGGTCAGCGACTGCTCACCCGGCTTGACGAGGTCGCCGGTGTCCTTGACTTCATTGCCCGAGTCATCCTCACCTTTGATCTTCAGCTTGGACTCACGCGGGTTCTTGACCTGGTCCTCAAAGAACTTGTCCCACAGGGCTTTCGCCTGGTCGTTAGCGGCGGTGATGGACGTGATGACCCCGGCGCTGTTGGTCTTGATCTGGATGCCGAGCGCCTGCAGGCGCGACGTGACCAGTGCCCAGTTGGTCGGGTCGCCCATCAGACGCATGAGTGGGTTGCCCGGGTTGTTCGGGTCCTCACCAAATGCCTGCAGGCTATCGGTCATCTTGCCGCCGATGTCGACATGGAAGGCGTTGGCGACCTGCTGGACTCGGTTGAACGTGTCGGCGGTCTCGTGCAGGTGCGTGTTGAGCTTAGGAATGACGTCGTCGGTCAATTGATGGAGCTTGCTGTTGGCCACGTCGATGGCAGCGGGGAGGTCGACGTTGAACGCCTTGGAGACGCCCTGCGTCATGGTGTCCATGCCCGCTTTGACGTCCCTGAAGCCTTGGCCCATACTGCCCGGCAGCAGGCTACCGATCATCGCCAACGGCTTGAGGACGCCGATGATGCCGTTGACGGTCAGCGCCACCGTGTCCTTAATGAGCTCCAAGACGGGCGCAAAACCCGCCAGCAGGCCCATGAAGAACTTGGCCGCCTCACTCGCATAGTGCAGGAACATGGTGGTGACATCGGCCGCCCACTCGGCGATCTTGCCTTGATTCTCTTTCAGCCATTCCGTGACGCCTGAGCCCGCCGTGAGGAGACCTCTGGCCATCGTCATGCCGATGGGTTCGATGGCCCCCTTGATCTGCTGACCCACCACCTCCCAGGCGTCGCCCAGGCTCTTGGTCTTCTCCACCCCCTCCGACAGCTTCTCCGCAATGCCTGGAAGGTCCTTCATCGCGGTACCAATGTCGATCATGTGGTTCTTCATCGCCTCGAGCATCAGCGTCGCGCTGCTGGGCGGCATGATCTTTTCCAGCAGTCCGCGCGCATCCACCTCATTACCGGCGGCGACGTATTTCTGCACCCCCGCGACAAGGGTCTCCCAGCCCTGCTGAACAGACTTGAAGCTCCCCTTCTCCACCAGGTCGTTCAGCTTCTTGACCACGTCGTTCATACCGAAGATCAACCGGGTGCCGCGTTCACCCTGTTGCGCCATGGTGGCGAAGAACTGGCCCGTCTGCTCCGCGTTGTACCCCAGTGCGCGCATGGCGGGACCAGAGCGCGTCATCTCGCCTACCATCTCGTTGAACTCGATACCGGTGGCGCGCGCGGTGTTGACCAGCTTGGTCAACGTCTCATCAGCCTCGCCGGCCTCGATGCCCCAGGCGTTCAGGATTCCGGCGAACTTGGTAGCGTCGATGTGGCCGACCAGCTCCTCGGCCTCAGCCATGCTGGTCGTCAATTCCTTGAGCTGAGTCATGCTCATGCCCTGGATGTTGGTGTTGAGTCGTCCAATGGCATCAGCCACATCGCCGAAGTGGACGATGGCACCACTGGCCATAATGTCGCGCAGGGCACCGGTGAGGCCCTGGACCTGCTCAATGGGCAACGACGTACCGGCGATTTTGCGGCTTGCCTCTAGGTAGGCGTCACCGATTTTCAGCTCGGTGTCGATAACCTGGCCACCCAGGTTCTTGAACTCATCAAAAACCTCAAAGGCCCCGCCCATGGACTCTTTCAGCTGGTTGATGCCCATTTTGACGGCATCGCCCACGATGGGGATGTGTCCCAGCGTGTTGGCAAAGCCCGTCTCCACCGCACCGATGGTGGTGTCGAGGATGGCTTTCCCCGCGCCCTCTAAGACGTTGAATGCCGCCATGAAGTCGGGTTGCTTGCCGTCGAGGACGTCGGTGAATCCTTTGGCCAGCGCCTCAGCGCCCTGCTTGCCGACGTTGCCCCATTCTTTTATCGACTCGTTGGCGAAAGTCTGAATGTTCTTGATGTTCGACTTGAGTATTTCCGCACCCGCGACGAGCGCGCCTGCGGTGGCGAACTTGCCCATCTGCGCGGCGTCTGCAGTGAATGACGCCTGCTTCTGCGCAACCCCCTTCCAGACGTTGTCCAGCATGACGATCCCCTGTGGGCCGACCTTGGCCATCTCCTCAGCGAAGGACTTGCGGTAGGCCGCGGCCTGATTGAAGCCCTCAAGGCCCAAAGCGGGCGCAATGCGACGGAAGCCAGGGATGAGTTCTCCCATGATCCTGGTTGCCTGACCCGACATCCCGGTCCGCATCCCAGTGCTCAGGCTCTCGATGTAGTTGTCGGAGCTCATCTTGCCGATGCGCTTCCAGCCGTCCGCAAACGCCGGGCCGGTGTCCGACTCCAGCCGCTTGAACATGTCTTCGTCAAAGCCCATGCGCTGGTCGCTGGAAAAGCGACCCCGCCCGGCAGTCCATGGCGCGCTCGCCTGCGCCTGGACATTGCGCAACCGCTGGGCCGCCTGCTCCGCATTGCGGACTATCCGGCTCATGGTCTCGCGGACGTTTTCCTCCGATTTGCTGAACTCAGAGAGCAATCCTTCGTTCCACGCCACGCCACTGCGGATGCCCATGCCGCGCATCTGTGTCTGTAGGCGTGCCCCGATCTCCTCAAAGCGCGGATTGAACGACCGGGCAATCGTGTCCTGCGCCGCCTGGACCCAGGCACCGGCGTTGCGGACGCCCATAAAGCCCAATTGGGACGACCATTGCGCCGACTTCTGCTCCCAATGGGGCTCAAACCTCGAGATGGCCTCCTGGGCACCTTTCACCCAGCCCTGGGCGTTCTCGCGGCCCATGCCGCTCATCCGTGCAGTCCACTCGGACGACTTCTGTTCGAAGGGTGAGCGAATGGTGGCGGCGCCCTGCTCCCAGCCACGGCGGTAGCTGGTGGCGGCCTCCCGGCCCGTGGTCTCCGCTGAGCGAGCCCAGCCGGAGCCCTTGAACGGCATAGCGCCCATGTCGCCGCGGGTGGCCTCAGACTCGAAACCGCCCCGGTATGCCGCCGCTGCCTTGCGGCCAGCCTCCGTGATCGCGGCGGGGGAACCTGCCAGCGACGGGATGATACTGACGTGGACGGCACCGAGTTCTCTCGACTCACCGCCGCCGGTGGGTGATGTCATATCGTCCTCACATGAGCCTTGCCAACAGGGGCGGTCGCGCGAAGTTCTTGTAGCCGGTCAAACTCAAGCCACTCCATGGTGTCGGCCTGGAAGGTCCGTAGCAGTGCACCGTCGACGTCATCCTGGGGCGCAGGGGCAGTCGGGCGGCTGTAGGGCTCCGACATCTCCTTCAATCCCAGCTGACCCTCTTGCATATTGGCAATCAGGTGGTCGGTGCGGGTCCACCCGCCGTCGAGGAAGTGCTTGACACTGCTGGTGGGCGGGGAGCCCACGACGATGGACACCATGTCGGCGAGTGTGAGCGTGGTGAACATGTCAGCAGTGCGATATCCCAAGGCGAGAACGTCTCGCACCAGCGCGTGCCAATACTGACCCACTACTCGCGCCAGCATCACGATTCCCCCGGCGGTCCTACTCCCTCTGGCTGGGTAACAGCGGCGAACCAGCCATCGAAGAACACAGTCTTTTCGGCGTCGGGCAAGTCCATGACGCGCTCTTGGATCTCGCGCGGCACCCCCGCTTGGTTCATCCACTCGAACGCCTGGAACATCTCGTTCAGGCCGTAGATCTTCCAGTAGAACTTGGGGTCGGTGCGCACCGTGTTGATGTGCGGGAAGTCGATGCTCGTCGAGCCGTCCTTGGGCGTGTACTTGTACAGCAGGCGCTTGCCGTATATCGGGTGCGGCGGTGGTGCTGCTGGCTTGACCTCCTCCGGTGGACGAAGGTCAGTCGGCGGCTGGTAGTCCGCCGCGTTCCCGTTCCCGTTCCCGTTGCCGTTCTGGACGTCCTGCGTAACACCCTGGACCAGGCCGTTGCCCAGCGTTTCGGTGGAATTCTTTGCCCTGGAGCGGGCGGCCTTTCTAGGGGCCGCCCGCTTCTGGGGACTCTTTGCCGTAGTCACGGCTATTCATTACCCACGGTCTGTGACGTACCAGAATCGCCGGCCCCCGAAGCGCCCAGGGGGAGTCCGTCGTTCCAATACTCATAGGCGTGGTTGTTGTAGTTGTCGGGAAAGGGTCGAAGCGTGATCTCCACTGCCGCGATTTCCTTGTTGACCCACCGCATCGGGCCGATCAACGTCGGACGGCCATTGGGGACGACCAGCCGCATCGACATCAGGTTGTAGTAGGCGTCGATGACCCACACGCCGCTGTTCAGCAACAGCGCGTTGATCTTCGACTTGATCGTGGTACCCGCCGTGCTGGTCGGCGCAGTCACCGACACGTTCGCCGTACCGTGCGCCGCACTCTGGACGTCGTAGTTCATCAGCTGCAGCAGCTTGAACTTGAGCGTCAGGCCGAACTTGTCCTGCAAGACGGCGATCAGGTTTCCGGCCCAGTCGTAGACGTCGACCTGGCCACGGTCCTCGGTACGGTCCACGCCTTCAGCGCTGACCCGGCCAAGGGTGACGAAGTTGGAGTCGACGGGACTGGTCGCATCGGTCGGTAGGGTGACGGTACCCAGCGGCGCGTAGAGCACACCGCCGGTGATCTTTGGCAGCGGTGCCGCGATCTCCTGTACTTCGGTAATCAGGTCCGGCTGAAGGACGGTTGTCATATGGTGGGCCTCCCGGTCATGTCCATCCGTGAACGAGCATGACACCTATCTCCCCTCAGGGAAACCGCAAAACACCCTAGGGAGGTACCGTGAGAGAACTTCGTTTCATGGTGCAGGTAGAAGCGTGCAGGCTGGTCCCGGTGTTTCGCCATGCCGCGTCCCCGGTTGCCCAGAGGAACGATTTCGGCAGGGCTACTGCGCCATGCACTACAAGCGGGTCCTGACCTATGGCGGCCCCGGCCCGGTGGGCAAGATCGGCAAGCACGCCACGCTCGAGGACCGGTTCATCAACAGCGTCAAGATGTTCGGACCCATCATGGTGGCTGAACTGGGAGCGTGTCACGTCTGGACGGGCTGCGTGCACCCCAGTGGCTACGGCGTCATCCGCTCAGGACACAAGCTCATTTACGTCCACCGCCTCGCCTACGCGATGGCGTACGGACCACCCCCGGTGGGATGGGTGGTGGCACAGGTGTGTGAGAACCGGTTGTGCGTGCGCCCTGACCACCTGGTCGCGAGGAAGCGAGGCGGCCCCCGGTGACGGGTGTCGACACCGGCACGCCCTGGAGTCGCCACGTCACCATCGCGCGAAAGCGCACCAGGTTGACCAGTGGATCTTCTTGTTTCATTGCCAGCGCCGTCGCGGTGGAGAAGCAGATGAAGTACGGGATGGCGCTGGACGGGTGCACGATGGTGCACCCCTGCGCATTGCTCCCGTAGGCAATGGCCTGGACCATCAGTTGCTCGGCAAGCGATTCCTGGTTGTTGGACGCATAGGAGTGCAGGATGATGCTGGCGTTGAACAAGACTTGGTTGCCCATGATGGCACCGCCGCCGGCCTCGACGCGCAGGAAGCCGTTGATCGTATCGGCGGTCTCGGTCGGCTGGGGCACCCGCGTGGCCACCGGTGTCGGTGCCATCAGTGGCTCAAAGTACGCCTGTGCCAAGCCGCCTATCGGAGGTGGCTGAATGGTGGGGTACGGGGATTGGGTCACCAGGCTTCTTCGCCCGTAGGTATGGGATCACTCGGATGATTGGCCATCGCGTGCAGGAGCGTGGAGTACTTGGCGTCATGCGCGATGCCACGGATAGGCGTCATCTTGCCGGTGTTGGGGTCGGGAAGGTTGGCAGGCCGCACACGAGCCCTGGTCCTGGTGTACTGCATGTCGTTCTGCAACGTGATGGTGTAGAGCTTGTCACTGCCCGGCACCTGGCCGTTGGCGTCGTCGCAGATGAGTTGGGCACGCGCCATGACGGCTTCAACAGCCTCCTCGCTGTGGAGTAGCTCGTGCTTGGTGAGCTCGAGATTGAGCACCATGTAATCGCCATTACCGAGGTCGATACGTTGCCCCAGGGCAGATTCTCCCGGGACGTCATCGCCACCGGCGGGATCGCCCCAGGCCTCGGTCATTCGTTAATGATGCCGCAGAAGCCACTCCAAGCGCAGTAAACGCGCGCTGGTGAAGTCGTGGCGGTCGTCAAGGGCGGCGACAACCGTGGCCCCGGAAGCAAAGATACTGGCGTCGTCGCCCCCGCCTGACCAGCGCCTCACGTGATGCGACGGAGCTTAACTACCCCGCCGAAGACAGCCAAGTATTGAGGCCATGGTCCCTGCCGTGAATCCGCGGGATTCCCATCAACCCAATATGCGGTTCCCGTTCCCGACACATATTGTCCCGAACTGGTGAACTCCGCATTGAGGAGCACCTGGTCGTCGGGCGCGTAGACCTCAGGGTTGGCGACACTCAGGTGGATCTCGGTCTGCGTCCGCAGTTCATACTCAGACGAGATCACTTCATGGCTGGACCCACGGCGTCCGAACTGGCTGATGGATTGCACCTTGCGCACCACCGGTGGGTCCGCCACGATGGCCGCGTTGCCGGTGTCAGGGTCGATCTGGTCCTCGTCGATATACCGGGCGATGTGGACCACCCGGTAGGGCGAGGGAAAGATCGACGTCACACCGATTCCTACTCAGAAGCTCGTTGCTACGCCCCAAGGATATGCCAGGTTGGTGAATCCCAGTGTGGTTTGCACGCCGCCCGGGGTTCTCATAAAAATCCGCTGGTAGGTGTTCTCCGTGGCGTAGACGTTCCCGTAGGTGTCCACCGCGACCCCGATGGGCGCATTGAGTCCGGTGAACCCCAGGTTGGTCTGCGTGCCGCCGGGGGTCAGCTTGTAAATGGCGGGCGTGTACGACGTGGCATACACGTTGCCCGAAGAATCCACCGCTACCCCATAGGGCGAACTCAGGCTGGTGAACCCGAGTGTGGTCTGCGTGCCGCCGGCGAGTTTGTACACCGCGTTGTTGGTGGAGTCGCTGACATAGACGTTGCCCGAGGAGTCGACGGCGACATCAGTCGGCGCGGCCAAGCCGGTGAATCCGAGCGTGGTCTGCGTGCCCCCCGAGGTGCGCTTGTAGACCGCCTTGTTGGTGAGGTCCGTGATGTACACGCTGAACGACGAATCGACCGCAATACCCACCGGCCTGCCCGTGCCAGTAAAGCCGATGCCGCTCTCCACCCCGGCTTGCGTCTGCTGTGCTACAGCACCGGTGTTGGCCCAGTACACGACGCCGTTGGTGTCCACCGTGACGCCCTGGACGTACCCCGCGACACCCGGCCCGACAAACGTTTGCTGGGCCCCGGCGCCGCCACCGAGCTTGTAGATGCAGCCCTGACCCAAGGTTGCGGAGTAGTCGGCGACATACACGTCAGGAAGGGGAGGAAAGGGTGCGCCGGCGGGCAACCCAGCCATCAAGCCTCCGCAAAGGAAAAGGTGGCCACCGGCTCATGTGCCACCATGGGAGTACAGGCTTGGTTGTGCGTGATGCCGATGGGAACTTGCGTCAGGTGCTCACACACCACGCCGGTATCCACGAATACGTCAAAGCCCTGCATCCGGGCTCGGCGGCAGAACCACAAGTCGTGGGAGCCAAGCACGCGGTCGGTGGTGAACATCGGCAGGACCGGGTCCCAGTTCTCCAAGACGTGGCGCGCAATGGAGACGAATCCGAAGCTGGTGGCATCACACCGGTACAGCATGGGCACCTCACACCAGTCCTTGACCGTCTGGGGTGTGATGGTCTGGACGCCGCCATCGGGCTGCTCGACATACACCATGGCTGAATGCGGTTCGGAGTGCTGGAAGATCATGGCACCGACGACCGCGTGCTCAGGGCCATATTGCGCGGCGCGGACCAGCGCGTCATTCGGTAGCAACACGTCGTGCTCGAGAATGACGAGCCTGTCCCACTCCTGTTCGAAACTGAGCGCCTGGTCCACGATGATTTCGCACGACGACGTGATGTACGCGCCGTTGACGGTGATATTGGCGACGACGGGGGAGTGGTTGAGGTTCAAATAGTGCTGGAAGAAGTAGGCGGGCACCCAGTGGTAGAGCGGCATCCCCAGGACCAATTTGTTCATGCTTGTGCCCAACTGACGAATGCCGTCTGGATGGTATGCGTACCGGCGGAGTTGGCGACGGACACCGACACGTAATTCTGCACCGTGGTGCTGATCGCCACCGTCGCCGTCGCGGTGGAGATGACAGGGGTGGTGGAGCCATAGGCAATGCCGGAGGCAATGCACGTCCCACTGGCGCCGGTGGTGCGCACCGTCAACAGCCCGTCGAAGTGCGCTGCGCCGGTTGCGCCCGTACCTACCGCCTGCACGACGGAACAGACAGACGTGTCGGCAGAAGTGTTGTGGGTGCCAATGCGGATCTGATACGTGACGGTGCTGCTGGTGGACTGAGTAGCGAATACTTTGAGCTTGAACGTGTCCCCGGCCAACAGGGTGGACGCCGGGATGGCCATGGACGCAATCACCGTCTGCGTCGTGGCGGTGGTAATCGCCTGGGTCGCCGCGATGGTCGTGCCACCGCCCAGGTTTGCCACCGGGAAGTTGGACAGGTTGACGCTGGCTCCATCCGTGGCCGACAACGTCATCGTGTTGGAGACGTTCAACACCTTGCCCGTGGTGACGGCGATACCGCCGTACTGGACATCCCAACCGGAAGGCGTCGTGGGCGTCGCGCTATTTGCCGTCACGACTGCACTGGTACCGGCGGCCAGAGTGACCGCAGTGGTACCGCCCGAGGCGTTGACTGTCACGGTGAAGGTCGAGAGGTTGACCAGCAGGAATTGCGTGCCCACCGGTACGGAGGTAGTCGGGAGTGTGACTATCTGGTTCGCTGTCCCGGTAGTGAACGCCTGGACCGGATGACTTGCGATGGTCAGCGTCAGTGTCGTGCTGCTGGTCGCAGTAGAGGTAAACCCCTCCAATACTGCATTGGCCGACAGGTTGAGGTTGCTATCCCACTCAGCTGCGGTGTTGGCCGTGGGGGTGGTCGACCCGCTCGTTCCTCCCGATGGCGTGTTCCAACTATTGTCGCCGCGCAGATAGGTGGTGGCACTCGGCGTACCGGTGGCCGCCAGCTGTTCTGCTGGGTTTATCTTTTCGTAGGCCATCAGTACCAGTAGGTTGCGAGGAGAACATCTCCGGTTGCCGGGGCGGTGGTAAAGGTGATGGTGGCAGTCGAGATGGTGTAGTCCTTACCGGACCCGGCTACCAGCAGGATGCCGTTCTGGAACAACATCTCGGTTCCCGACACGGGCGTGTTGGCCAGCGTGAACGAGGTGTTGGAGCTGTTGATTGTCCCAGTGGGCGTCTCACGGTTAGCCAGACCATGCCCCGTTGATGGAGCACAGACGTTGGCGCCCGTGGCCGCCTGCAGAGTGCCTGAGCCGTTGGACGCGACGAGGCCAGAACCCACGGAGGTCTGCAAGGTCAACTGCGGCGTGGTACCACCACTGGAGGAGCCGGAGAAGCCGTTGGCCGTGGCCACCGACACCGCCGTCACCGTGCCACCGCCAGCGCCCGCAAGGGAGTAGGCCGCGTCCCAGGTGCCCGCCGTGGTGCTGTTGTTGATCAGCGTGCACAGCACCTGCGACCCCGCGGCCATCGTCTGCAACAGCGTGCCGCCGTTCTCGTTCACAGTGACGACGCCGGTGCTGCGGTTGGTGATGAGGTACTGCTGACCATTGGCCAGCGTGGTGCCTGAGGGTAAGACCACGGTCTGCGTGGTGCTGCCCGTGATCTGTGTCGTCTGTGGGGAGGTGACGGTCAGCGTGGTAGTGGCACCGGCTGAGGCCACTGTCTGCATACCGGGGATGAAGGCGTTGGCCGATAGGTTCTTGCTGCCATCCCACTCAGCCAGCGTGCTCGCCGTGGGGCTGGTGCTGTATGCCCCGCTGGCCAGACCCGCCAGCGGCAACCCGGTGCAGTTCGTCAGCGTGCCCGAGGCTGGTGTCCCGAGTACTGGAGCGACGAACGTCTTGCTGGACAGCGACTGGGAAGCCGCCAGCGTCACCACTGTGTCGGAGGTACCGGGGAAGGTCATCGTGGTGCCGTCAGTCCCGGCAAACGTCAGGCTGTTGCTGATAGTTAGCGTCTTACCATCAGTCCCGGCCAGCGTGAGGTTGTTGAGAAACGTCGGCACCTTGCCCGCCGCGACGACGGTGGCAACCCAGTGCGCCGCCGTGGTCGGCGTGCTGACGACGGGGGTGAACATACCCGTGGTGCTGGCCGCCAACGTCGCGATGGTGTTGGCACCAGAGGACTGCACCGTGACGGCGCCCGTTGACTGGTTGACCAGGACGTATTCCTGACCAGCCAACACGGAGGTGGTCGGGAGCTTGACCGTCTGGGTGGTCGACCCGGTGAAAATCTGCGTCTGCGCGCTGGCAATCGTCAGCGTCGTGGTGCCACCCGCCGTCGTGACGCTCGCGGTGTTGGCGATGAAGGCGTTGGCGCCGTGGTTACTGTTGGTGTCCCACATCGACACCGTGCTGGCCGCTGGCGTGGCGCTGACCGGCACGGCGGTGGGGGTAGCACTGGAGCCGGTGGTGTTACCGATGAGGCTGTTGGCCGCCAGGTTCGCCATCTTGGCCAGCGTGATGGCGGCGGCCTGGACGGTGGCGGCACCCGCTGAGCTGATGGCCACGTCCCCCGTCATCGAGCCAATGGTCGGCGTACCGCCGTTGCCGTAGATGAAAGTGCCGGTGGACATGGACGCGATGGAGAGCTGGTTGCCGCTCTTAGCCAGCACGTTGGCGACGGTGATTTCCCCCGCGCCGGAGAACTGGGTCCACTTCATCGCCGTGGTGCCATACGTGAAGGCAGTGTCAGCAGACGGACTCGAGACCACCCAGCCAGAGGAGCCGTTGGCCGTACCGGACTCCACGAACGTGAAGGCGCCCTCGGGTGCGTTGCTGCCCGACATGTCGGCGGCGCGTGAGACGGAGAGGTTGGTGGTGTTTCCCGTCACCTGGTAGAGGCCGTTACCCGGCTGGGTCGAGGCGACAGACCCCGCGCCGGTGGTGGCGGGTGCGTCCTTGATGAGGATGTAGTCGTTGACTGAGGGGGAGTAGCCGTCGACGGTGGTGCCGGAAATCTGCGTGACGTTACCACTGGCGATGGTGAAGGTCTCAGCACCCGTGGTGGCGCACTGCGCTGAGTACTTGGCGCCGATGCCCTGGATGAGCGACTGGACCTGGCCGAGGTTGACCGCGTCGGTGGAGGCGACACCGTTGGCCAGGTTGTTGATCTGGTTACTACCCGCTGAGAGCGCACTGGAGAGTGCCCGGGAGCCGTTGGCGTAGAGGTAGCTGTTGGCGAGCTGACCGTCCGTAATGCCCGCCGAGGTGGCCAGCTGGGAAGTGGTGATCGTGGCGGACTTGATCTGCGTTGCGCCGTTGATCTGCTGCATCGTCACGGCTGGGCTCCTTCAGGTGACACGGATACGCGCGGCATGATGGTGATCAGTTCCTCCGGTCGCGCCTGGACTGCACCCAAGGTGGCGGGCTTGCCGCACGGAGTACCCGCGGCGGCGACAAAGACGGTGCGCGGGCGCCGGCGGTCTGCGCCCACCGCATACCGGGCAGGGACCAGCATGAACACCGGCTCCCACGTCACATTCACCGGCGTCTGCTGGATGAGCTTGGCGACCTTGCGGACGACGGAGAGTTCGTTGCCCTCCTCGTCCAGGAGAGTGACCCAGCATGGACCGTACTTCAGGCCCATTTCGTCCATCGCTTCGTCAAGCATCGTCAATGTCGGCATGGGCTACTCCGGTAGAACGAGGTAGTCGCACATAATGTCATCATCCACTAGCGGAGCGTCGGAGAACGTGATCTCGTTCGGCGCGGTTTCAACGTATCCGACGTTCTGCATCTCGCGCAGCCCGTTGCGATACACCGCGGTGGAGTTGAGCTGGTACGAGTTAGCCAGGGTGAAGACGGGGTTTGTCCCGTTCTTCGTACCAGACGGCTCCTCACCCGTGACGCGCGTCCCGGTGCCATCAGCGCCCGGGAGTCCTTGCAGCCCTTGGATTCCCTGCTCACCTTGGATGCCCTGGACACCCGCTGGCCCTTCCAGGGTGACGACGGCGAAGGGCTCACTCAGCGTCGTGACGTCAACCGTGGGGTAGTCGACGGAGAGCGAGATGGCCTGGTCGTCCTCCACGATGGTGGTGATGACATCGGTGGGAGAGCCGGTGGCGACGGTCAGGGTCGGAGTGTTAGGGACCTCGAAGTCGACGGCCTGATCGTCAAGGAAGAGTGTGAAGTAATCCGGCGACGTCATTAGGCACCATCATCACGCTCAAAGCCACCGACTGCGAGTGCCGTCGTGACCCCGGCGGCTGTCATGGTCAATCGCCAGTTCGTCGCATTCTTCACCTGATCACACACAGTGCTGGGAATGGTCACGGCGGCTTGGTTCCCGGTGACGACGGCATCAACGACAGTGGGGCTGGTCTTGTTGATGTCAATGGCGATCTGGACGGTGGCGGACCAATTCACGGGATTGTTATCAGCGTCGACGCGCTCGACGGTGAACACGCGGTCTGCGCCGAGAGTGACGGGAATCGTGAAGACGGAGGGAGGCGACCCGATGTATGACAAGGCGGTCCCTTACCCTTGCGAAGTAGCTGGGCTGGTGGCAGGTTTATTGGCGGGCGGCGTCAACAGCCTAGCCGGTAGCAAAATTATAAGCGGCGTCGCCCCGCTCACGATGTCCACCCAAGTTTGTAGTTTGCGAGCCGGTTTTTTTGCTCAGGGTTAAGCGTCAGACCAAAGTTTTGGCTCGGCATCAGGCGAAACTCGTTCGGGGCCGTCACCTGCTTGATGTTTCCCGACGTCATCTGCATCGAACTTTGTGCGAGCTCGAAGATCACTTGCTTCACGTCAGGCGGCACGTCCTGGTAGCCATGAGTAAAAGTGCATTGCGCCCAACCAGGTTCGCTGACGGGAAGGTAATAGGGGTCAGATCCGTAGTAATATCCCCCCTGGAACCAATCAGCCCAGAATGCAAATCCCTTGCGCTGTATCCAGCCATCGGCGTGCCATTCGTAGTTGTTCTTGCTCACCAGACAGCCGGTGTTCGCGTCCGCATCCTCACCCGTGAGAACGATGAGCTGGCTGACCGCCGTGACATACCGGCTGGGAAGCATGATGAGGTTCTGCGCGCCGACCCGAAGGTTGCCGATGGTCTCCGAGCGATTCGGGGAGATGTGCCACCCGCAATACTTCTGCACCGCGCGACTGGCCGCGTTCAGGAACCAATCCGGCTCTAGGCTGGTGAACGAGGCCCAGTCGTCGTCATCGCTGGTGACCAGAGGGCTGGACACATCAGCCTCCTCCGTTAGGTGGTGCGCCGGCGCGGAGCACGCTTCCTTGGCAGTGGGCCGGGTTGGTACTTGTCCTCTGCCTCAGGCTTGATCGCCGGGGTCTCGGGCTTAGGCTCACTGACCTCAGGGGTCTCGGGCTCCACAGCCTTTTCCTCTGGAACCTCGGGCTCGAGCGCCTTCTCTTCCGGCGTCTCCACCGGGATGTCCTCCACCGGTGGTTCTGGTGCTGCTTCTACCACTGGCTCAGGCTCCGGTTCTGGTTCTGGGGCAGGCGCTGCGTTAACCTCTTCTGCGACCTCAGCAAGCTGCTGCAACTCCATCGGGTCAACCAGTCCTTCAAGCTCACTACCCGTGGGGCCCGGGATGCCTTGGCCGGCCTCTGCGTCTTCCCGTGCCTGCTGGAGGTCACTGCTGTAGGTGGGGCTGCGGTGCACAGGTGGCGTCTTGCTGACCTCAACCTCTGCCAGCACCTGGCCCGTGACGTGGTCGACCAGATCGACGGTCTCATCCTTGGCGTCGCCATCAATGTCGGCCAGCAAGTCCTTCAGGTGTTGCGGCATCTCTTCGCCGCTGTTCTTGAACGCCTGCACCTGACGCCGGATCGCAGCGGCCCGCGCCGCCTTGGGGTCCCGAACGTACATCCCGCCCTCAGGAGGTGGAGAGAGGCGACCGTTATAGCCCTCTGTCGCCTGTATCAGGCGCGATGATTTACGACCTATTGCCATAAGCAGAGGGTAACAACGAGATGGCCTTTTTCGCGCCAACGCCACCCTTTTGCCCCCCATGGCAGTTGGTGTAATGTAAGCCGTACCAGGTTTTCGACTTACAGTCGAAAACTACAGTAAAAGCCAGTCGGGTACTATATAATTGGGACGGTGGCAACAGGCCACCACCGGTGCAGGGAGACGAATGACTGAGTTGCAGGCATTGGCCGACCGATTGAAGAAGGCGCTGGACTACCGCGACATCTTCGGCAAAGACCCCACCACCACCGCGGCTCAGGTCAAAGCGATGTACCGCAAGCTGGCTCGCGTGGCCCACCCTGACCGCTACAGCGGTGAGGAAGAGCGGCTGGCCGCCGACGTTTTTACTCGTCTCAATGCGCTCAACGCGCAGGCAGAACAGAAGCTGGATGAAGGCAAGTTCGGTGACGCCACAGTGGACTCCATTATCAGGGGTCGCAAGGCGGTGCATAAGGTCGACTGCTCCCTCGGCAGTGGCGACATCTGCAGTCTGTGGGGTGCCACCAGCTCGGGCAGTGGTGGCGCGACGTTCATCAAGATCGCGAAGAACCCCAGGGACGGAGAGCTTCTCAAGACTGAAGCCAAGGCGCTCAAGCTCCTGCACAAGGAAGACAATCTGCTGAACAGGCATTTTCCCGCCTTGGTCGACACCTTTATATATGCGCCACAAGCCGACAAGACCCGCCGACAGGCGAACGTCATCGTGCGCGTGGAGGATTGCTACGACTTACGTGAGGTCAAGGAGGCGTTTGACGGCCTGGAGATGGTGCACGCCGCGTGGGTCTGGCGCCGGTTGCTCATGGCGCTGGGGCGGACACATGACCTGGGTATTGTCCACGGCGCGGTGGTCCCGACCCACGTGCTCATCCACCCCAAGTTCCACTACGTCCTGCTGGTCGACTGGTGCTACGCCAGCATCAAGGCCGACGCCTACCCACCGATCAAAGCGGTGGTGCCGATGTTCCGTCACGACGGACTCCACAAAGACTGGTACCCGCAGGAAGTCCTCAATAAGGAAGCGCCGTCCCCAGCCACTGACCTCTTCCAGGCCGCGCGGACGCTCATCTACCTCATGGGCGCTGACGTCATTGAGCGCGACGGCAGTTACTACGCCATCTGGCGCGCCAAGAACTATGCGCTGAGCCCAGGACCCATGCGGGCCTATTTCCAGGGCTGCCTACAGGTCAAGCAGGAGATGCGGCCACAGAGCGCGTGGAAGCTGCTCAAGGAATTCGACGAACTGCTCAAGCGGCTGGGTCCGCCGTTCACCACTCTCAGTGGCCAGCGGACCTACATCGAACTTGTCATGCCGAACAGCGGCACGGCGTAGGAAAGGAGAGATAATGGGCGGCGGAAATTGGAATAGCTACGACTACGGTGCGCGTGTGCAAGCCGACAAGGCGGCAGGGCGGCAGACGTTTCAACACACCAGCCTGATCAACAGCGGCAGCATTGCCGCCGGGGCACACGAGCTGCTGGACCCCAAGAAGGTGGCAACCGACGCCAGTCCCTTCGCCGGCCAGATCATGCGCGAGGTGTGTGTGACGGATGAGCACCCCAGCCCGACGCCGGTGGCGATCATCCTCGACGTCACGGCCAGCAACAGTGCCGCCGCCAAGGCGGTGCACGCCAAGTTGCCGCAGCTGTTCGGCGCGCTCCAGCGCATCGGCGGCATCAGTGACCCGCAGGTGCTCATCGGCGCCACCGGGGATGCCAACAGCGACCGGGTGCCGTTGCAGGTGGGGAACTTTGAGTCCGACAACCGCATCGACGACATGGTCAAGAACATGTATCTGGAAGACGGTGGCGGCGGACAGGGCATGGAGACCTATGAGCTGGCGGCGTATTTCCTGGCGCACCACACGAACCTGGAGACGGTGGCCAAGCAGGACCGCAAGGGATACGCCATCTTCATCGGCGACGAGAAGCCGTACCCCCGGGTGGAGCGACACCACGTCAAGGCGCACATCGGTGACGAGCTTGAAGCCGACATCCCGACCAAGGACGTCTTCGACAAGCTGCAGGAGCAGTACAACGTCTACTACCTGTTCCAGATGCAGGGGATGTACGGGCGCAACGGCGACAAGGACCGCGTCCTGGCGCCATGGAAGGAACTGCTCAACGAGAACGCGCTGGTCCTCGAAGACCCCAACAACGTCTGCGAGTTCATTGCGGGCCTGCTGGCCAAGCTGGAAGCCGGGGTGGACGATGAGGACTTGGCGGGTCTGTTGCAGGATGCTGGCTTTGATCCCGCAGCGGTCCAATCCACCAGCAAGACGCTTGCCACAGTCGGCGGCGGCGGGGGCGGCGTGGTCGCCAAGGTTGAGGGTGAGCTGGACGTTGCCGGTGACGGTGGGGCAGCACGGCTGTGAATGACCCTGTCAGTTGGCCGAAGGCACCACCACCGACCCCTCCCCGCGTGGTGATGCGTCGGTGGTGGCACGACCATGTCAAAGGTCACCACTTCGTCCTGGGCACCATGTTCGACGGCCAGCCGTACTTCGTGTGTAGCTGTCAGGTGAGGTGGATACCGCGACAGTGGAAGCCTGGACAATGGCGATGGCCAGCCAACAGTGTTCCCGGCGGCTGGCGCTCACCCAGTCGCCGGGACACCATTGAGCCCTACCGGTTGTAACGGAGGACGCATGAGAGCAGTAGTCGCGGGTATCGACCATTTCCTCAACCTGTGGACCCCAAAGATTCAGTGCGACAAATGCGGGACGCAGTACATCGCACACGGGCTACACGGTTGGGACTCACTCCATGACCCCGCCAGGGTAGAGCACGTCATCCGCGAGAACGGATGGCAGATTGACGGCGACCGTCATATCTGTCCTGAGTGTGTGACGTGAAAGCCTGGCGGATCAAGGATCACTTCTACTGCTCTCATGCGTGTGCACAGGACAGCGTTCACCCTGGTGAGATTAGGGTGGCGCATGTCCTGCCACCGGGGGTGCTGTGCGACTTCTGTCAGCGACCGATGACAAGCAGCATTGATGATGACGTCGCTACCCTCAGGCGGCTTAAGGACCAACGGGGGCTGGTCTAGTGGACCCGGTTAAGCAAGCAGAGGTGACGCAGTACATCAAGGATCGTTTACATGAGGACCTACGCGACCGCGGCTGGACCGAGGGGCAGATTGAGGAGCTGGACATGAAGCTTGCAGAGATTCTCGCCGACTTCAGCAGGGGCTCATGACCATTTCCATCATCACCGACCTGGGCTACGGCGACTGTGGCAAGGGCACCACCACCGATTACCTGGCCCGGCAGGGTAGCGCCGTGGTGGTGCGCCACAACGGTGGGCCGCAAGCCGGGCACAACGTCGTCACGCCTGATAGACGGCGACACTGCTTCGCGCAGTTCGGCGCGGGGAGCTTCGCCGGCGCCAAGACCTTCCTGTCCCGCTTTATGCTGGTCAACCCGCTCAACATGGTGCGAGAGGCCGACCACCTCATCGACCTGGGACTGACGGACATCTGGGACCGCGCCTTTGTGGATGAAAACGCCATGCTCATCACGCCATGGCATGTCGCGCTCAACCGCCTGCAGGAGGAGACGCGGGGGGATAGCCGCCACGGTAGTTGCGGCCAGGGCATTGGTGTGGCGATGAGCTGGTCCATAGACCAGCCCCACAGCATGACGCCGCGCGTCAAAGACATCCTGGACCCGGGGTTCTGGCCGCGCCTGGAGGCAATGCGCCACGAGATGGTCACGGCCCACCGCCACCTGGCCAGCACCAGTCCACACTGGTCAGTGATGATGGACAGCGACCTGAGCAAGTACCTGACGGATAGGTACCGCGACTGGTCGCAGAAAATCACCATCGCGCCGTCCAACTATTTGCGCGTCCTGATCGAGGAGCACGACCACACCATCTTCGAGGGCGCCCAGGGCGTACTGCTTGATGAGTGGTATGGCTTCCACCCCTTCACCACCTGGTCGACCACCACGCATGAAAACGCCCTGACGCTACTGAGGGAGGTCGGCAGGCAGGAGGAGGCAATCCGGTACGGGATACTGCGCGCCGTGACCACCCGGCACGGCGCGGGACCGCACCCGACTGAGTCGGAGGGGTTGACCAAGAACTGGATCGAGCCCGACAACGCCACCGGACCCTGGCAAGGACACTTCCGTGTGGGTTGGTTCGACTTGGTGGCGCACCGCTACGCCGTGACCGTCTGCGGAGGCGTGGATCGCGTGGTGGTGACCCACCTGGACAACTATCCCGGGCGCTACTGCGAGAAGTATGACGACCTGCCGAAGATCCCACTGGGGCGGCGCGGTGACCTGATGTTCCAGACGCACATCACCGAGACGCTGGCCAAGGTACACCCGGTGTTGCGAAGCGGTAGCGAAAACTGGCTACTCAACGCCATCGAGGAAGACATCGGACCCGTCAGTATCGTGTCTCATGGCCCGACCTGCGAGAATAAAAGAGAGCACGCACCGCTTGCCACCTAACGATGTGCCAGTGGTGTGGCGTATAATAAGGCAGTGAGCTACCTGGACCCCGCGCCGTCAATCACCTGTCCCAAGTGCAAGATGACGAGCCATCACCCTACTGACGTGGAGATGGGTTATTGCGGCAACTGCCATGACTACACGGGCGTCGTGGACCCGATGGAAGTGGCCAAGCGGTTCCTACGCGAGGCACAGCAGTACAAGGAGCAGCAGGAAGAATGATTCTGGACGCCAGGAACCCGATGTGGGACAAGGCGCTGGGCGGCGTCGTGGTCAAAGAGACGGATAAGTGGCTGGTGTCGGTAACCCCGATGATCTTCAACGACCGCGTGCTGTTTCACTGGCGCGAGCACCTACCGCACCATGACGCCGGGTGGTGCTACGACAAAGGTGGTGCCGCCATCCTGGCCGCACTCGCCTGGGACCCCGAGGTAGACGACAAGCCGGTGGGCTACAAGAAGGAGGCATGGGATGGCAGATGACCCGTTCAACAGCGACGAGTGGATGGAATACGCCGAGCGTGTGACCCGAGAGCTTGTCCCAATGATCGCGGATTCAGCCATCACCATGTCCATCGTTCCCAAGACTCCCGACGTCAAGGTGGCCGTGGAGTTAGGGTTCATGATCCTGATGGACAAGCCCATTATCGCCATCGTGCCAACGGGGACGACAATCTCCGACAAGATGGCCAAGGTGGCGGACGTCGTCCTGGAGGGTGACATCAACGACCCGGGCTTTCAGGAGCGTTTGAAGGCCGCCATCGACCAGGTGAGGCCCAAGTGACGATTGAGATCACCGAGCGCAACGACCGCGGCTTTCACCAGTACGGCGCGCCCGTCCTGACGTCCTATGGTGAGAAGGTAGAGGTTTTTGAATCCTCTATCGCCAAGGGGCCACACTGCTGGTTGCGCGTCTATGACGACGGTGACGCCAAGGTGAGTCAGCACGTCGGCAAGAGCATGTCGGCGCACCTGAGCCTGGATGAGGCCATTGCCATTCGTGACCGGCTGTCCGCGTTTATCGACGAAGTGCCCACCCGGTGGAACCCAGACTGGCGGAGTCAGCAATGAAGCTACGAGGTCTCGAGAAGGAGTTGCGCGAGTTGGAGCGTACCGACCCGGCGGTTGGCGCCGCACGCAAGAAGCTGGACGAGACGATTGACCGGATCATCACTGCGCCGAAAATACCCTGCGGCCTGTGCGGACTGCCTGTCTGTCGTTACGTCAACCGCAAGGATGTCAGCCGCAAGACCAAGTGGCACCACGTCGAGGCAGCCCACGACCGACTGTGTAGCTGGGGCTATCCCCTGAAACCGGGCTTCCAGCTGAGGGAGGGAGATGACACTGATGCGTACCATCATGATCAAGGGTCCGCTGAGTGATGACGACCTGCTGGACCTGGTCCAGTTGATGCAGCGGATTGAAGCCAAGCAGCCCGATGAGGAATTCCACATGATCGTGGACAGCCCGCAGACCGACTTGGACATCGAGGCGTTCTACGCCAAGGTGCCCCCACTGCCCGGCTATGGGCGCGACATGCGCTTCATCCCCCGTTCTGAACTGTGAGCCTGAAAGACGAACCGTGGTACCCCGGCCTAGTGGCCAAGGCCGAGCAGGGGGCTGCGATGTTTTCCGAAATGCTCGACTACATCATTAGAGCAGCGCAGGCAATCGCCCGGGACAATCCCGGCTTCTCCAACCTCGAGATCAAAGTGTCCCTGGCGGCGCTGATGAAGGAGACCTTCCCGCCCGAGGAAGTGTCGCGCGATGACGTGATACACCTGCTGTGCACGGCGGTGAATCGACTGCGCTGATGGAAGCCGGGAAGCTGGAGTGGACGGTATTTGACGGTGCGCGTCGTCTTAGCGTGGTGCAAGCCGACCCCCATATCCTCATTAGCGATGAGTTGCTCGTCGACCTGGTGGTAGGACCCCTGCCTCCAGCTGAGCCCCACCCTGACATTTCACTCACCCGCAGTATGGAGATGCTGGTGGAACACGGCTGTGTCACCCATGCCGGCGAAGACCACTGCGGGGCACCGGGACCATTCTGCTTCAAAGGCGCTGTGCTGAAATTCGAGTTCCTTGAACAGGACATCATCTACCTGATTGATCGGTACGACTTTGAGCAGAACGCCTGGTGGGCACACTGGCCTGATTAGGCAGGAATTAACCAGCGCGCTGGCATATGTAAAGCCATTGCGCTGGCGTATAATTTAGGTAGCGCGCTGGCAACGGGTCGGCCGCGGGAGGTGGGGATGACGCATTATGGCAACGACGACCTAGCATTGTTTCTCGCCTGGTTCAAGGAACCAAACGCTGGCAAATTGCACACTGAGCGCCTACAAGCCTTCGACAGTCGCGCTGTCTTCTGTGGCGGCTGGCCAATAGTACGGCGACTCGTCTACGACGACCGCACGATACTGCTGCTCAGCATGGACCGTCCAGACATCGGTCAACACACAGCCTTCACCTTACGCCGCGCCGCACTGCGCGCCGCAGCAGAGACCCACACCCCTCTTATTCCCGCGTCGGTGGACGCCTTCCTTAAAGCCGCCCAAGGTAAGCCCGCACAGCTGAGAGAGGTCAACGAGAAGTTCGAGTGCGTATTCACCGTCGAATGGGGCAGGAGGAATGAATGGTTCCTCTCCGGCTATGACGACCAGGAGAAGCCGCCGCTGTACTTTCTGTGCCAGCTTCCCAAGCCTCTCAGGAAGAGGGGTGACACCTCGCTGGTCGACCTGGCGCGAGAGTCACTGAAGCCCGCCAGCGTCAAGCGAGCCCTGCAGCGGGGGACGGCAGTGGAGCGCCAGGGTGACATCTTCGCCATTCACTCCTCGCTGACCGAGGCTGACCTGCGAAAAATGGGCGCCAGTTTCTATAAAGGCGCACACTTCAGGATTTACGGTACGGCGCATACAGCACCTGAATTGGCCCGCCTACATAACAACATGATGCTGGCCAAGGGCCGTCTCATCCACAGTCCATGGCTACTGCGTGGTGGCCGCGTCGAAGGAGACCACCGCGACCGCCCCCTGGGCGACCAAATGAGCTGGTGGTGGCTGACCCGCAACACTGTTCCGATAGTAGGAAAGGAGGGGAGATGAGCGCAGTGATGGTCGCAGAGAAGGTGATCGCCAGCGACGATGTGGTAGCAGACATCGCGAAGGAGATCGACGAGATCACGGTCGACGAGACCAGCGAGCCGAAGTACGAGCCGAAGGCTTGGACTCGCGAAGGCTACGCCGACTAGTAAGCCCTGGGGGGCGGGTAGGAATGCGCTCCTGGTCGCCCGCCCCCCAGCCTACAAGAGGGAATGTCATTGAGCATCGAGCTATGTGAGCGTATTGCCGAACAGGCACACGCGGGACAGGTCGACTACCAGGGCAAGCCGTATATCGAACATGTGCGCAGGGTGGCGCAGTATGTGGACCCTGATGCCCCTTGGGTCAGGATGGCGGCGTTGTTGCATGACGTCATTGAAGACACGGCGGATTCCCTACATCCCATCACCGCCGCGCACCTGCTGGACCAGGGCGTCCCGGGGATTGTGGTGTGCACCGTGGTGTTGCTGACCAAACGTATGCACGAACCCAATGCGGACTATTACGGGCGGATGATGGAAGAGGACCCCATCGCCGTCTTGGCGCGCGAAGTCAAGCTCGCTGACCTGGCCGACAATACCGACCCGACGCGGCCCTACCCCGAGGACAAGCGGGAGCGACTGACGCAGAAGTACGCGAAGGCATACGTCGCGCTAAAGGCTGGCCCCTCTGATGGTGAGCGGCGTAGGCGCGGCGCTATTTCGCCCATGGCCGCCCCCACGGGTGATGCGCTGAAGAAGATCGAGGCTAAGTGCCGGGGGGTACTGACAGGACCTCACCGTCACGCCCATGGCGTCGGTGAGCAGAGTTTATGCTGCGCCATCCTTGACATCATCGAACCCGGCTGGTGGAAGCGCCTGGACCACCCGCCGACAGTGTGGTGGATGACCAGGTACACGTCCCTGGAAAAAGAGGATTAGTGAACGAATGGAGGACTGATGGGACTAGATGTCTACCTGGACACCAAGGAAGACCAGGAGATTGATAACGCGCGGGAAAAGGCGTGGGAGGAGTGGTACAGCAAGTACCACGACGGTGATGGCAACCTACGCGCGGAATTCACCGAGGAAGAGAAGGTCGCGGCGCGTGAAGCATTGCCGAAATACTCCTTCTCGACCAGACCGCCCAGCCTGCAGTACCCCGACCACCTGTTCAACCGCCGCTACCTGCGCAGCAGTTATAACGAAGGTGGGTTCAACCGCGCCGTCCCCGACATGATCGGCAAGGACCACGACCTGTACTGGATTTTTGAAAACCTTCGATCAGAGGATGAGTATCAGACCGAACTGACTGAGGCCAGCATCCCGCTTTTCGAGGAGGCCAAACAGCGCGCGCTACAGGTGGCTGAGGAGATCAAGGCCAGCGACCCCCTGCGGGTCAGTGATGCCGACTGTTTCGTCGGCCCCGCCGAGCATATGTGGCACGCACCCCCGACGCCCGAAGAGGTACTGGAGTGGTACCGGGAGGAGGTGGCGCGCCGGGAGGAACTGAAGAAGGAGCATCCTGATAGGACCCACCTGGACCACGGCTACAGCAACGCCAAGGGGCACGTCCTGGGTTTTGAAACCGGGCTGGACGTCCTGGCCATCACCACGGGTCAGCGCTTCGGGAAAGCATCAGCCCTCTTTGTCTACCGGCTGAGCCAGGAAGCCAAGGACAGCTACAGTCAGAGTGCGGAGATTACCGCTGAGTTTTGTGATGAGGCCATTGACCTGATCCGCAAGGACGGGTCGGTATTCCTGCACTGGAGCGGCTAGTGCAGGAAGGTTACGACACCAGCGTAGTGCGGGACCCCAGTGCCCTTCGTTGACGATATCGTTGTGGCTATTCGGGATGCCAACTACCGCAATCACGAATTTCCACAGGCCGTCTACCTGCATCCCGTTGATTGGATGCGAGTAACGATGGACCTGACGGAGTGGGGCGTAGGTGGCTACCATCCCCGCATCTTCGGTGTGCCGATCTATGAGGACCGATCTATCACACAGGGTCAGTTTCGGGTCGAGTACCCCTACAGCACCCGCTATCTGACCAGCGCCGTCATCGCCGCCGCGTGGGATTATCACACCCAGGTGAGCTCTTTCCCCAGTGGGCTAGAGCTCAACCCCTCCGATTTCAGCCTGCTCGGGTTTGGAGACCGAGGGCACGGGCCCCTCACCGTCGCATTCCCGTTCGGAGGCTCGCCGCTGAGCGCGGCTACTGACCTGAACTACACAGCGGTGTCCTTGCGGCAGAATCTCATTCTTCCTGATCGGGCATTCTGCTTCACCGGTCCAGCAGGTCTAGCGCTCGCTACCGTGCAACCGGGCGCTAATCCATCCTTTCACTGGATCATCGCCCCGGGCGACCCGCCCGTACCACTGCCATACCAGTGGCGTCCCACCTACGTTGACCTGCCCCGCGTAGACCCCTCTCGCTTGGGCCGCCGCGGGTTCACCGCTGCACCTGTCCTGCTGGACGAGGTCATGACGATAGGACAATTCCGGCGCAAGACGTGGGAGCCTGAGCCGGGTGTGGAATTGGGCGGGGAGCCCGCGCGCGACATCGTGGATGAGATTTCCGCGCTGGTGGACGGCCAGTTAACCCAGGAGTCCAGTGGTTACGACCACAACATCAACCAGGCGCAGTGTCCGTACTGCGACTATGTCTGGCACGGCTTGCCTATTACCCAGCGGATGCGGGAGATGCGCATCATCGGGGCCTATGACGAGAAGTACAAGTACAGCGACGACACCTCAGCCGTCATCTGCGCCGGCTCAGAAAGGGAGTAATGCCTGTTGTCATCAGGGGTCGCATCTACGACTTCGCCGCTGAATGCCTGGAGTGTCCTAATGAGTTCCAAATCTTCGCTACTCAACAAGAGCGGGATGAGTGGCTGAAGAGCCACAAAGAGCACGAGGTAGATGTGCACCTTCAGGGGCGCGTATAACTTCAAAGCCCGACTACTGATGTGCCAGGCCAGTGGCGTATAATTGGACACGGCGGCAAACGGTCGCCCCAGACAGAGGAGCGAAATTTGAGTATTGATGTGCAAAAGAGGGACGCGAACGGTGTGGACCAAGACCTTCTCAAGCTTGCCCTTCTCTCCGCAATGGCCAGCCAGATGGAGCCGGGTGACATTCCGGCCAGCGCGGTGGTGACGGGGGATGAGGTTGAGTTCCACGACGACCCGAAAATCCTCCTGCCGCGCGAGATGTCCTTCAGGAAGGCACACTCCGTCCTGGAGCGAGTCGAAGAGTACAGCGAGACGGTGGTCTCCCACGGCAAGACCTACAAGTACCGCCCGTACGACGGCGCGGTAGCCACCGCCACGATCATGAAGGCGAAATTCGGCATCTCATTCGGAGAGGCCAAGTACACCTTCTTCGGCAAGCAACCACCTGAGACCATCTCGGTGCCGACCTCGGTGCACGAGACGGTCGAGGTGCCGTGGGGACTGGTGTCCATCCCCGCCATGGACAACACGCAGTTTGAAATCGGCCAGGCCAAGAGCGGCGAGCACGGCCTGGTGTTTCGACTGACCGCGTCGTACCCCAAGAAGTACGAGAGGGTGATCAAGGAGTTCTTCGAAGAAGTTGCCCAGCAACTCAAGGACCACTCCATTTACCGGGGTAAGGCCATCATCGGGACGGGTAACCCAGAGTTTCTGGACCTGTCGACGTTCCGGCCCAATGAGGTCGTCTTCGCCGATGAGGTCCAGAAGGTCCTGGAGGGAACCATCTGGTCAGTCCTCAAGTACACCAAGGAACTGCGGTCAGAAGGGGTAAAGATCAAGCGCGCCGGTCTGATGCACGGTCCGTACGGGTGTGGCAAGACCAGCGCGTTGCAGAACACGGCACTGATCGCGGTCGACAACGGCTGGACCTACATCAAGGCGGGCGTGGGCCAGGACATTAATGAGGCCATGCGGACGGCGCGGCTGTATGCGCCCAGCGTATTGGCGGTGGAGGACATCGACATTTCCGCCAGTACCAGTGAGGACGGCGAGGTGACCAAGCTGTTGGAGACCTTCGACGGCATCACGGCCAAGGGCGCCGACATGGTGGTGGTGATGACGACCAACCACCTGGAGCGCATTCACAAGGGGATGTTGCGTCCTGGTCGGCTGGATGCGGTGGTCGAGATTGGCGAGCTGGACCGCAGCGGCATTGAGCGTCTCATCAAGGCGGTGGTGGCCAAGAAGCGGCTGGCGCCCGATGTCGACTACGACAAGGTGTTTGAGGCGATGAAGGTGTCCGTTGACCACGGCGACGGCATCAAAATCGTGCACAACTTCTACCCGGCGTTTGTACGGGAGAGCCTGGAGCGCGCCAAGACGGTCGCCATCAGCCTGGCTGGTGGCAGTACCGACTACGTCTTGGACACCGAGGCACTGGTGGTTGCGGCCACGTCGTTGCACTCGCAGTTGAAGATCATGCTGGTGGCTGATGAGGGTGAGCGTAAGCCGCTGCTCGAGCAGGTCATGAAGGGCATGGTGCAAAACGCCATGCACGACGCCAAGCTGGTCGACGACGATGGCGACTTCATGGGTCAAGTGAAGACATTGGTCAGGACCAACGGCAACGGCTAGGTAGAGCAGGGCCGGTAGCGGC